ACAAAAAAATGGGTGGCAAATATAAAGGCGCTAAAAAAGCAGAAGGTGGCGAAATGAAAAGTTTAAAACCAATACCCGCAACCAACAAAGGTTTGCCCAAACTACCAAAAAAGGTAAGAAATAAAATGGGATTTATGCGTAACGGCGGATCTGTAATGATGGTCCAAGGCAGAGGTTGTGGAGCTATGATGGATTCAAAACGAAAAAAAACTAAAGTTCCTAGAAGTTAATGAGTCTCAAAACTTGGTTTGGCAAAGGTTCAAAGGGCGATTGGGTTGACATAGGCGCACCAAAAAAAGATGGTAAATTTCAACCTTGTGGCCGTAAAAGCACTAAGGGATCTAAAAGAAAATATCCTAAATGTGTGCCTCGATCACAAGCTAATAAAATGAGCAAATCAGAAAAAAAATCTGCGGTAAGACGTAAAAGAGCAAAACCTCAAGGTGTTGGAGGAAAACCAACCAATGTTAAAACTTTTGCATCAAGAGGTGGTATGATAATATCAAAACCTAATATGGGTTTATACGGAAGGAGATAAACATGAAAGGAAGAAAATATATGGCAAAAGGTGGCGGCATGAAAGGCACCAAATACATGTCTATGGGTGGTGCTGCTAGAGCAGAAATGAAAGCTAATCCCGGCATGGGCAAAATGCCTGAATCGGTTATGTCTGCTTTGATGGGACAAGGTACAAGAATGGCTGGATCTACACCTATGTTGAAAGGTACTAAAGGTATGGCTAAAGGCGGAGGCATGAAGGGTACAAAGTACAAAGCGAAGGGCGGAGGCTTGTCTAAAAAATAATTTATTACATAGGAGTTAAATAAAGTGGCGTATTTAATTTCAAACATCCCACAGTTTAAGTGTTGGGTGCGAAAAGAATTTACTGCAAATCATCAAGATTACCATGAAGAATATCTACATGCTTTGGCGTTTGCTGTAAACACTATTCCAGATAGATCTCTTTCTTTTCAAGTAGTTTTTACAGGATGTGAAACAGACTTTGAAGATTATCCAGATGAAAACGTACATGGCGGAGCCATGTGGGCAAGGATGCCCATACAGGCTCTCATAGCAGACGTGCCTTTAGAAAAGTGGCCAACACCTATGGAAGATCATTTAGCTCAACCTTGGGATTGTTTGAGCCACGATCATTCGGTTATAGTTTTGGATCGTGTTAGCTCGTCGCCTTGGATATGCAAAATAGACGGAGAGTTCTATACTGGTAGGTATATGTTTACAGTAGATTATACAGATCACAGCATAGCGGACGATCCGGCTCAACATAAACAATCACATGTGTTATATTTAACCGATGCTGGAGAGTACACTGGCAATTTTGTAGCCTTACCTAACAATAGAGTAAGAGCAACAAACCCAGCTTTGTGGCGAGTAGGAGAAGGAGCACCAGATTTTTCTCCTAGTCAATGGGTACACTCAGCAGAAGGACATGAAAGTTATATGGATCCTAATATAACTTTTAATAATTTATATAGTGAAGGAGAAATAGAAAAGTAATGGCAACATCAAGCAGCAAAAATTTTGAGCTAGACGTAGCAGACTATGTAGAGGAAGCGTTTGAGCGTTGTGGTATAGAATTGAGAACAGGTTACGATTTAAAAAGCGCGACTCGTAGTTTAAATCTTATGTTAGCAGAGTGGGCAAACAGAGGTCTTAACCAATGGACTATTACAGAAAAAACAGTGACTATGGTGAAAGACACAAAAACATACAATGTTGATAGTACAAACGCCACAGCTCCTATTGATGTTTTGGATGTTTTTATAAGAGAAACAGTAAGCAATGAAACAACAGATTTACCAATGACAAGATTAAGTAGAGCTGAATACGCACACATAACTACAAAATCAACCACAGGAAAACCAAATCAATTTTTTATAAATAAACAAACCACACCGACCATATCGGTTTGGCCAGCTCCAGACAAAAATAGCACTTATACAGTACACATGAATGTATTAACAAGAATGGATGATGCAGATGCGGGCGCCAACACTTTGGATATGCCGTTTAGATTTTACCCTTGTTTAGCAGCTGGTCTAGCTTATTACATTTCTATGAAAAGAGCGCCAGAAAGAACAAACACTTTAAAAGCAATATACGAAGATGAGTTTACAAGAGCATTATCACAAGATGAAGATAGAGCATCTTATAAAATACAACCTAATTTAAGGAGTTACAATAACGCGTAATGGCATTTGCATCAGGTAAATATTCCTACGGGATCTGCGACATTTCTGGTTTTAGATACAAACTGAAAGATATGCGTATGACTTGGGATGGTTTGCTAGTTGGACCCGATCAATGGGATCCAAAGCATCCACAGTTAATGCCAAAACCAAGCGCACAAGATCCACAAGCTGTAAAAAACGCAAGACCAGATGTGGTTGACGATAATTCTGCTTTTTTAGTTTATACAAACGTAGGTAATGGTAAATTAGGTGCCGTGTTATCTACTTTTGAGATTACAACTGGTTTAGGTGAGGTTACAATAACAACATGAGTTTTACATACGCAACATTAAAAACCGCAGTACAAGATTATCTGCAAGTTTCTGAGACAACTTTTACAACACAATTACCAAGATTTATACAAGAATCAGAAGATCGTATTTTTTCTATGGTTCAATTACCAGATCAAAGAAAAAACGTACAAGGCAATTTAACTTCTGGCAATAGGTTCTTGGCTACACCAACAGATTTTTACGCACCCATGAGTTTAGCAATTATAAACTCTGATACTTACGATTATTTAGATTACAAACACCCTTCATTCATAAAAGAGTTTTCTTCTGGTACCACACAAAGTACACCAAAGTATTATTCTTTGTTTGATGAAACATCTTTTGAAATCTCACCAATTCCCGATTCAAACTATACAGTTGAATTACATTATTTAAACAAACCAAGCTCTTTAACAAATGGTAGTGACAGTGGCACAACGATGTTATCTACGGATTATCCAGATGCGTTGTTGTACGGAGCTCTAGTGGAAGGTTCAATCTTCCTCAAGGAACCGCCAGAAATCGTTGCACAATTTGAGGGCCGATTTAAGGAGGCGATAGCTCGTATGAAAAATATATCAGAAGGTCGTGGCACACGCGACGAGTATAGATACGATTCAGTCCGCTCAAGCGTGACTTAATGGTACTAGAACATTTAGAAGGAAAAAAAATAGCATTAGTCGGTCTGGGTGTGTCACAGGTTGATTTTGCTATAGGTTTAGAAAACTCAAGAGAGTGGGATGAAATCTGGTGCATCAACTCCGCTGGATGTGTTTATCCAGCAGACAGGATATTTGCTTTAGATCCAGCAAGTCGTTTCTTTGATTCTGACGACGCTGGAAAACAAACAGCTTCTATGGTCAAGTTAATGTCAGAAAGCGATGTGCCAATATACACTTGTGAGTTAGATCCTAGAATTAAAAATCCTGTTTTATATCCTGTAGAGGAGGTGTGCAATGCAACTCAATGCGCTTATTTGAACAACACAGTAGCTTACGCTATTGCTTACGCTTTATATAATAAAGTTGGCAGAATAGATTTGTTTGGTATTGATTTCTCTTACAAAGAAAACATGCACTTTGCAGAAGCGGGTAGAGCTTGCGTTGAATTTTGGATTAGCAAATGTATGAGCGCTGACATCATTGTAGGAATATCTGGAAGATCAACAGTTTTAGATTCTAATGTTCCAGCCTCAGAAAAACTTTATGGGTTTCATAGATTAGAAAAACCTTTGGTTGCAGTGCCGCATGAAGGCAGATTCATAATAGGACCTTTTGATGAAATTAATGAAGAATTAGAACAATATGGTTTAAAAATAAACGAGGACGTAGTACCTCCAGAACCATACAAAGGATAATTATGAGCGCAAAAGGAGATTTCGTATTAGGTAAAGTTGAGGTTCATTCAACAGAAAATAAAGGGCATGATCCTGAATTTTGGGCCACACAGGCTACAAAAAAGATTGTTAGCATATCTGCTAACGCTCCAGATCATATTAAACAGCAAGCGTTAGCTTTTCAAAACCAAGTTTATACTGTAATCTTGTACTCTATGAAGAACGCGATTAAGTCGCAGAACACGACTTACTCGAATTTATTGAGTGAACAAGGCCATGAAGACATGGCTAAAATATTGAGGGAGCTATAATGGCAATAACATCAGCAATAGCAACAAGTTTCAAACAAGAGTTACTTGTTGAAGGGCATAATTTAACTAACGGAGCTGACACGCTCAAACTAGCGCTTTACACCAGTTCTGCAACTTTGGGAGCTGGCACCACAGCCTATGTAACGACAGGTCAAGCAACGGGCACTAATTACACTGCTGGAGGAAGTGCATTGACTAATGTTACTCCTACAACATCGGGTACAACGGCTATAGTAGATTTTGCAGATCTAACTTTTGGCACGGCAACTGTAACAGCTAGAGGTTGTTTGATTTACAATACATCCAATTCTAACAAAGCAATTTGCGCTATAGATTTTGGTGGAGATAAAACTTCGACTGCCGGTGACTTTACAGTAGTTTTTCCAGCTGCTACTGCAACTGGAGCCATAATTAGGTTGGCTTAGAGCATTTTAAGATATGTTAAAATCTGTATATGCCTCTAACCAAGTTAAATTTTAAACCCGGTATCAATAAAGAAGAAACCGACTATGCCAATGAAGGCGGTTGGGTAGACGGCGATAAGATTAGATTTCGTAAAGGCCGCGTAGAAAAAATAGGTGGTTGGCAAAAATATTCAACTTCTTCAATAATAGGTTCCGCAAGAGCTTTGCACTCTTGGATTTCTTTAGAAGGTCGTAAATATTTAGGTATTGGTACTACCAATAAATACTACATAGAAGAAGGTGGTACCTACAATGACATCACACCTATTCGAGCGACCACAACAAATGCGGCTACTTTTTCGGCTACTAATGGATCTTCTACAGTTACAGTAACAGACAGTAGCCATGGTGCGGTAACTGGAGATTTTGTTACTTTTTCAAGCGCAGTATCATTAGGCGGTAACGTCACGGCGGCTGTTTTAAACCAGGAATACCAAATAGATCTTGTAACTAGCGCTAACGCTTATACCATAACCGCTAAAAATACTTCTGGCGTGACTGTTACAGCAAACGCAAGTGATTCAGGAAACGGAGGCTCGGCAACTGACGCCGCCTATCAAACAAACTGTGGTTTAGATGTTTATGTATCTTCTACGGGTTGGGGGGTAGGAACTTGGAGCGCTGGAACGTGGGGAGCCTCAACATCTTTGTCTTCCGTAAACCAGCTTAGGTTATGGTCACATGATAATTATGGAGAAAACCTAATAATTAATCCTAGAGCTGGCGGTATATTTAGGTGGGAACAAAACAACGGACTATCCACAAGAGCCTTGCAACTGTCAGGTATTAGTGGTGCTAATCTAGTGCCTACTGTTGGCTTGCAAGTAATTACCTCAGAAACAGATAGACATTTGATAGTATTAGGAGCAGATCCAATAAGTGGTGGATCAAGGTCAGGATCTATAGATCCAATGTTGATTGCATTTAGCGACCAAGAAAACGAACTTGAGTTTGAGCCATTAACAACGAACACAGCTGGATCTTTAAGACTTTCTTCTGGATCAACTATAGTCGGTGGATTGAAGTCAAGACAAGAAATATTAATTTGGACTGATACTTCTTTATATTCCATGAACTTCATAGGGCCACCCTTAACCTTTTCTTTGAATTTAATTAACGAAGGTGCTGGACTGATAGGACCTAAAGCAGCCGTCAACTCACCAAAGGGCGTGTTCTTTATGTCTAAAAAAGGTTTTTATATTTATAACGGAGCTGTTCAAAAATTACCTTGTTCAGTTCAAGATTATGTTTTTTCAGATTTAGACGAGGAACAAGCCTACAAATGCTTTGCTGGTTTGAACGAAGAGTTTAGTGAAATATGGTTTTTTTATCCTTCTTTAACCGATAACGAAACAGAGATTTCTAGGTACGTCATTTATAATTATGAAGAAAACTCTTGGAGCATAGGATCTTTAGAGAGATACAGTTGGCTTTCTGCTGGTGTGTTTGCAAAACCTATAGCGGGAGGAGAGGCGTCTTCTGTTAAATATGTTTACGAACATGAAAAGGGTTTTAACAACGACACTGATTCTATGGATGGTGTTTATGTAGAATCAGCAGACATAGATATAACAGATGGTGATAATTATGTATTTTTGAAAAAAGTTTTGCCCGATGTATTGTTTGTGAACGAAATAGGTACTAGCCAAAACGGATCTTTGAACATAGTGGTTAAGCGTAGGGATTTTAGCAATCAAACTTTATCTACCGATTCAACTACTCAAATAACCTCAAATAGCACTTTTGGATCTTTAAGATCCAGAGGTAGGCAGTTTGTTTTAAGGTTTGAATCAGACGACGACAACACAGAAAATGAAAGAAAAAATTATAAGTGGAGACTAGGAAACACAAGAGTTGAAGTACAACCATCTGGCAGAAGATAGATGAGTAAATTACTACCCACTAGGTTGCCACTCGCAGATGAACAGGTTGTAAGCGTAGAGACATTTAACAGATTGGTTCGCATCTTAGAAATTAATTTAGGTTCTGTAGATCCTCATGCGGTGCAAGTCTTCAATTCAACGGAGATTGACGAATTGCAATTTGCTACAGGAGCGATTATATTTAACACCACGACAGAGGTTCACCAAGCGTTTGATGGCACCGAGTTTAGAAATCTGTACGAGCATCAGACTTACTTGACAGGATTGTCTGTTACAATGAGTTTAGGAACAGTAACAGTGAGTACATAATGAGTGCATTAGAAGAAAGTTTAAGAGCAGTGTTTAAATTACCAGCAAAAGGCAGCAAAACGATACCAGAGATAGGAGTGCCTTTTGAACCTAGACCTATTGAACCAATGAACCCTTTACGTCCGTTTGATAGGTTTAGACAACCTAAGATAGAAACTCGAACTCCAACCATGTTTGACGGATCACCAATACCAGAAGGTATGACATTAAGTCCCATAATGACTATGGAATATAGAGATGCAAACCAAAATGGTATTGAAGACAGAAGTGAGGGACTTTACTTGCCACAAGATCTTATTCCAATAAGCGATATGCCGCCTAAAATGAATTATCCAGATGCTTTTTTCGCCGATCCTAGAGGAGCATTATCAAACGAAGATATGGCGACAGAAAAGGAGACATTAAAGTTAAGGCCAAGTGTTCCGGCGCCAGCAGACTTTAATCTCTTTAGGCCCGCAATAACAGATATGGAACAAGACGATCCAGAAGAACAAAAAACTTTACGAGGACTTTTAGAACAAGCAGAAGCAAGAAACCAAGCGCCTTTAGGTGAAATGGCAAACATTTTACAGTCAGCCGGCACGGGTGAAGATACTATATTGGCGCACTTAACTCCAGGTGAAGTTATACTAGATCCGCGATTTTTTGAAGATCCTAAATTTGAAGCAGAAGTAGAAAGAAAGTTTCGAGAAACGGGTTTAGATCCAGAGGCTTATACAGCTGGTTCAGGTATTGCCAATCTTAACGTAGAAACTGGAGTGCCTGAGTACGGCTTCTTCAAAAAAATAGGAAAAAAACTAAAAAAAGTAGTCAAAAAAGTAGCTCCTATAGCTTCTTTTATACCTGGTGTTGGAACAGCATTAGGTGGCGTGCTTGGTGGTATTGGTGGCTTTGCTACTAAAATACCAGGCATAGGTGGTGCTTTAGGTAAAATAGGAAGCACTGTAGCTGGAGGTATAGCAAATTTAGGAATACCAGGTATATCTTCAATAGCTGGTGGAACGGCTGGTGGATTTGGAGGAATTCAGAAGGCACTAACCACAAAAGCTGGTTTGCTTGGCGGCGGCATGTTTGGAGAAACAGGTAGCATGTACGCTGGAGGTCCAGAAGCCGGAAAGGGGTTGGCTAATATGATTGGTATGGGTAGTGGTACTGCTGGACAAGTGGAGGCATATCAACAAGCACAAAAAGCTCAAGCAGCTTTAGCTGGCCTAACGCCAGAAGAAATGGCAGCCATGGATCCTAAACAACTACAACAACTACAAAACATAGCGGCTGGTGGCGCAAGCACAGGATTTATGAGCAATGTTGGTAGTTTATTTGGTGGCGGAGCTGGAGCTGGAACTGGCGGTGGAGGAGGCTTTGGCGGTGGAGGTTTTGGCAATTTTGCTAAAATGGCTGGTATCGGAGCTCTGTCCGCTGGTTTAGGTAAGTTAGCTTACGAAGACGCACAAAAACAAAAAGGTGTTGGACTAACGCCTTTAGTCACCATGAGTCCAACAGGTAGATACAACATTGAAGCTGAGATAGCTAGAAGAATGGGACAAGCAAGACCTAACCCAGTTGAGTTTGGTTTATTGCCAGAAGGCACCATACCACAACTATCAGGTGGACAACCAAGAATGGCTGCAATGGGCGGAGCTATTGAAGATCTTACAGGCGGAATGGCTAGAGGTATGATGCGCGGTGGCATCATGGCCTTTGCACAAGGCGGAGCCGTAGCCATGCAAGAGGGCGGAGAAATGGATCCCAAGAGCTTTCCTAGAATGGATGGCGATATAAATGGTCTAGGAACAGAACAAAGTGACGATATACCAGCTATGCTATCAGACGGAGAGTTTGTAATGACGGCAAGAGCAGTCAGGGGAGCTGGTTCTTATGAAATGCAAACAGAACCAGGTGGAATAATTAACTTAGTACCTAGTTTAGAAGAGGACAGGGAAAGAGGCATGGACGTTATGTATAAGGTCATGGACACCTTTAGCGGCCAAGCCAATCCCTCATAAGATATGAGTTTTTTTAGAAATATAAGAAGAATGGCAGATGATTTGCGGAATCAAATTCCTCAAGACAGAAGTGTGTCAACAATGGAGCCATTTCCACAGCCAATCACAAACCCAAAATTTAGTGGTATAGCACCTGGAACGCCTATGCAAACTATTACTTTGCCAGGCGGTCAAACAGTGCAGATACCTAAGATAAATGTCCAAGAAATTAATGCTAATTTACAATCTGCTGGTATTGCACCACAGATGCCTAGACCTACGGCTATGGGTGCTAAATTAGGAAGAATGTTTGACAGTCCAATGATGACAGCATCAGCTCCAACTATTACAAGAACACCTGTAGATTTGGGCAATTCAGTTGCAATGTCTTCTGGAGAGTTGACGAAAGTTGGACCTCTTGATTCTGTTTCAACAGATATGCCAGCTGCAACTACATTGCCACCACCAGCAGTAACACCACCTCCTCCTGTAAGCCAAGAAGGTATGCCGTACGTTGGTAGTGTAAAACAAATAGCTTCTGGTTTAGATCCTTTGACTGAACAACTGTTGTTTGGTGTGGGTGGAGAAGGTGGATTTATACCAGGCGCAATGCGAGCTGCTGAAAAAACTTTCTTTGACGAGGAAGGCAGACCAATAGTGATAGAAGAACAGGTTGCTGGTTTTTCTCCAGATCAACTAAGAGCGCAAGCATTAGCAAGACAAGGTGTTGGTTTACAAGATCGTTTCCTTACTGGAGCTGAGGGCGCATTTGGTTCTGGAATACAAGC